ATTGGCGATAACATTGATGTTGTTCGTGCTTTAGTTCCATCTTCTTTACAGAAGTTATACTCACTACTTCCACAAAATGAGAAGAGTAGACAAGAGGCTACTGCAGCAATGCAGGCTATTGCATATAATGCTTCTCAAGGGTATATGTTAGACCCTAATGCTACTGAAGAAGAGAAGTTTACATACCTAAAGAACATTCGTTTATCAGCACATAACATTGTAGTTATGCGTTCTATACTAGGTTTAATATCTCCAGTTGCTCCATCAATGCAAGAATCTATTGGAGTGCCTGACTATCTTAAAGAGGTAGGCATAACTGGATTACGTCCAGAGTTCTTTGATATATTAAATGCAGTAACTCAAAAGTATAAGGGAGATATCCAAGACCCATACGAGTTAGCAGTTGCTACATATATAGGTAAAAACCCAGGTAAATTAATCTATACAGTATCTCGTGATGACAAGAAGACTAATGTAATCATCAATAAGACTAAAGAGTTAAAGAACTGGGCTATAGAAAATCAAGATATTATTAAAACCTACGGTGAGTCAGCCTTTATCTTTGCTCCTAATACTGGAGATTTTGATGTTAGTACCTATGCTTGGCTTGAAGGTGCTGGACTACTAGGCAATAAAGACTTAGAAACTTATTACAGAGATGTATTAGTATCTAGAGATAAGCAGGCTTACTACGATATAGCCAAAGAAGAGAAGGCTTTCTTAGCATCTTCTGGCGATACTATGTTGCGTAAGGCTATTATTAAAACTTCTACAGCAAGACGTAATGCATTAAAAGCAAGCAACCCACTACTAGAGCCAGCCTTAACTGCTGGTGGTAATGAGGTTGGTAGCGAGTTAGCAATGTTATCCAGCGTAGAACAAATCATTATAGATAATAAAGTAAATGTAGATGCTGGAACTAAGCAAAGACTAGCAATGGTTTCTTCAAGAGTAAGACAGTTTGTATCCCTTGCAAATGACCCATCAAAGAGGGAACTATCTAACTTCTCAGAAATTAAGCGGGAAATGAAAGAAGATATCAAAGCATTAATAGAGGACTTACAGGTTGGAGACCCAATTTTGAAAGAAGCAAACAGGGCTGTATTCAAGGCTATACTTGAGTATTACTCCCGTGATACTTACACAGCAAGGGAGAGATTCTAATGTCAATGACTGGTGCTGGTTTTTCAAAACCTCCTAAAAAAACTGATACACAATTAATACAAGAACAAGTAGATAAACTTAATAAAAAACTTACTGGCTTTAATGGTGCTGATGCTAGATTAAAAAAGTATGCAATAGGAAGCGCAGAGTATAACTCAGCAGCAAAAGAAGCACAAAAACTAAGAGACGATATTTCTGCCCTTAATGTTAAGTTAGCAGAATCTAAAGTAAAAACAGTTAGAGATGCTTTACAAAGAGCAAAAGATTCTGGCAATACAGATGAAGTAGCAAGAAGACAAGAAGAACTTGATAGTTTAAATGCAACAATTAATAATCCTTATGACCCTAAAATCAGTGGACCTCAGTATGTAGAGGGCGATGAGTTTGGTAATGCTATTAGAGGAAAAGGTCTTGGCGTAGACACAGACCCTGATAATGGCAAGAGTAGTCTTAAATCTACTATGGAAGGTTATGAGTTTGCAGGTCAAGAACACCTTATCTGGGTAGGTAAGAATCAAGGATTCCAAAGTAAACTTCCTGGGTTTAGCAGTACTCAACCAAAAACTAATGTAGAGATTTCTGCTGGTTATAATGAATTAGAAAAGAAGATTCTTACCGATGCACAAAAGCAACCTGGTGGAATTGAAAGCCTACTTGGTAGACTTTATAAAGCAGGATTAATTAAAAAAGAAACTTATGATGGAAAGAAGTTAGAGTCTAGCGATTTTAGTTCTGGCTTAATGTATGCCCTACGTGAGTTTAGCAAGAAGACTGTTCGTGATTACGAACTAAGTGGCATCAAAGAACCAATATCATTTGACCAATATCTTGATAAAGAGTTTACGCCAAAGGGACCAGAAGTAAATTATGCTTCCGTAACTACTACTCGTGATACTGCTGCTTCTGACTTAGATAGATTTATGATGCAGTATCTTGGTACTGGCGCTAATAAGCAACAACACGATGAGTACTATAAGCAACTTAGAGCCTTAGAAAAGAAGGCTATTCAAACTACTACAACAACTGAAAACTCTAGAAATCTTGCTGGTGAATTCTTAGATGATGTAGATAAAATGGAACTCATGCGTAAGGTGGCTGGTAAAGCACTTGAAGGTTCTGATATTGATACTGTATTAAAGGGTGGGGCTGGAGCAGCACAGGCTGTTAATGGCGTACTATCCTATGCTAAACAGTATGGAATTAATCTTAATAGTAAAGATGCTTTAAGTTATGTGGCTAATGAATTAAAGCAAGGTCAAGGCGATTTGAAAAAGATAAACGCTAAAATCTTGGCTATATCAAAGGCTACCTATGGCAATCTATCTGATGTTATATCAGAGGATGTAAGCCTTGCAGAGTTATCAAGTAACTATAAATATAACATGGCTCAAGTATTAGAACTAAGTCCAGATACTATTGATGTCTTGGACCCAACTATTCAAACAGCGCTTAAGAATAATGGAAATAAGGGAGCAATGAACTTAACTGACTTTGACAGGATGTTACGTAATGACCCTCGCTGGGGTAAGACTAAGAACGCTAGAGAAGAAGCCTCTAAGTATGCATATGATGTACTTAAAGACTTCGGATTGATGGCATAATGGCCGTAAAAAAATCAACCGCCAATCAAAGAGAAGATAGAACTCCAGCACCTAAGATTCCTGCTGTAATTGCTAAACCTGCAGCCCCTGCAACAAAGTCATCTGGTGCAACACCTAAAGGTGGCGGTCAGGCAGCAAGTGGTAGTAAATTAGTTCAACCTACAGTTACTCAAAAATCTAGTGGTGGCGCTAAAATACCTGCACCTAAAACTAATGCCCAAATAGCAGCAGATGCACAAAAGATATTAGACCAACTAGATGCCATGGGTAAAAGGTTAGACACCCTATATACACAAGATGGTAAAACTAAAGATGATGATAAAGATGATGTAGTTGTTGGCGAAGACCCAAGCCTTGTTTTTGCTAAAATGCAAGAAGAAAAAGCAAGGGTAGATGCTTTTGCTTTACTTAAAGATGTATTTGCTTCTTATGGTTTATCAGAATTAGCAGACCAAATTTCAGGCTATATGAGAGAAGGTATAGGTACTGGAGAGGCTACTGTTAGACTTAAGCAATCTCAACCTTATAAAGATAGATTCTATGGTAATGAATTAAGACTTGCTTCTGGTAGAAATGTTATTGATGAAGCCTCTTATCTTGATTTAGAAAATAGTTATTCAGAAACTCTTAAGGCGTATGGATTGCAAGATTACTTTGGTGTGGGTGCAACCCCTACTGAGCGTAAGAATAGACAAAAGGCAATAGCCAATGTTATTGGTGCAGACATATCTGCTGTTGAATTTAAAGACAGAGTATCTACTGCGGTTGATAGAGTTAAGATGGCTGACCCAGCAACCAAGGCTGCCTTCCAACAATTCTATGGTATTGGCGAAACAGAACTTGCTAAGTATTTCTTAGACCCAACAAAGACTTTAGTAACTCTTAAAGAAAAGGCAACTGCTGCTGAAATTGGTGGTGCTGCAATTGGTCAAGGATTACCTGCAACTATGACAAGTGCTGAAGAGTTGGCTAGATTTGGTATTAGTAGAGAGCAAGCACAGATTGGTTATTCAACCATTGCTGAAGAGTTACCTACTGCTAGCAAGTTGGGTCAGATATATTCCCAAGAAGGAATTACATACGGACAGACAGAGGCAGAGCAAGCAACCTTTAAAGGTCTAGCATCTGCTAAGCGAAAGAAAGAACAATTAGCAGAGCGAGAAAGAGCAGCCTTCCAAGGCTCATCAGGAGTAGCAGAACCTGGATTATCAACTACTTACATGCGTAAGTCTAGTTCTGCAGGTTACTTCTAAATAGATTCCCTACACGGATATACCAGCCCCGTGAGGTGTACAAGTCTGGTAGTAGGAGCCAGCCAGTTTCCCCGAACTGAACTGTGGCCTACGAACTAATCAACGAATAGAAAGGGTGGTTGCTATGAGCAACAATTACTGGGAAGACGAAGACGAAGACCAAGATAACGACAACAATCTGCAAGGCGATGACTTAGTTAAGAAACTAAGAAAAGCCAAACGTGCAGATGAGAAGCGTATTAAGGAACTCACTGAGCAACTTGAGGGTTTATCCAAGGTGCAGCGTGAGAGAGTCGTCAAGGAAGTCCTAGAGAAAAAAGGTGTAAACCTTAAAGCAGCAAGACTAGTATTAAAAGACTTAGATGATGTTAACGAAGATACAGTTTCTAACTGGCTCGATGATAACGCAGATTTGTTTGGGATAAATGTCCCTGCTCAGTCTAATGCAGATAACGTATCCCTTGCGGCATTACGCCAACAGGACATCGTTACTCAAGGTGCGGTTACACCAGACCGTGAGCAAGACTTCGCTACAAAGGTTGACAATGCTCAATCTGCTGACGAACTCATTGCATTGATACGGTCACAACAACACTAATTCCGTTCATAGTCACTTGGAGGTGACAAAACATGGCATACGTATCAACAGCCTCTGATTCACTCGGAGGAACCGCTGGTGCTGCTGGTCTAGTACAAAAGGCATATGACCGTTTACTAGAGTTCGCCCTCCGTTCAGAACCACTAATTCGTTCTGTTGCAGATAAGCGTCCAGCAAGACAAGCAATCCCAGGCTCAACCGTAGTACTACAACGCTACGTTGACCTATCCCCTGCTACTTCAACTCTGACAGAAACAACTGACCCAGAGGCAGTAGCAATGTCAACACCAACCTCAGTAACCATTACTCTTAATGAGTACGGTAACTCAGTGTTGGTAACACGTGCACTAGAGTTATTCTCTCTTGCAGATGTTGACCCAGCAATCGCAAATATTATTGCTTATAACTTAGCAGATTCTATTGACTCTATTGCAATGACAACATTGCGTGGTGGTTCAAACGTAATCTATTCAGGTTCAACAGCAACTTCAACTGCAACAATTACTGCAGCAGCAACTCTAAGTTCTGCTAACGTTCTAAAGGCAGTTGCAAAACTACGTGCTAACAAAGCAGTACCTCGTAAGGGTACAAACTTCTGGGCTGGTATCCACCCAGAGGTATCTCACGATTTCCGTCTTGCTACTGACACAGGTAACTGGTTAGTACCAAACCAATATGGTGCTTCACAGGACCGTGTTTGGGCAGGAGAAATCGGAGTATACGGTGGAGCATACTTCATTGAAACTCCACGTATGTACTCAGCAACTGATGGTGCATCATCTGCAAAGGTGTATCGCACAATCATTGCAGGACAGCAAGCACTTGCTGAAGCAGTGGCTGAAGAGCCACATACAGTCATCGGACCAGTAGTGGACCGCTTGATGCGTCATCGCCCAATGGGTTGGTATGGCGTATTAGGTTTTGCACGCTACCGTGAAGAGGCTCTATACAGAATCGAATCAGGTTCTTCAATCGCTTAGTTGATTGACGCTGTAGCAGGAGTAGGAATATTCCTGCTACGGAGTAAGTTCATTAAGGAGAATAATGGCGGATTATACATTTGTTACACCTGTTGCCGAAGAAGGCCCAATAGGTAAACACAGATTATTTTATTTTTACAAACTAGATAGAGGTATCAGTATTGCCAAATCTAGTGGAACTTACTCACAAGTAAGGTTTCCAGTTGATTCAGATATAGAAACTTACGATGAATTTTATCGTGGTGGTTATACCCATACAGTTGATGATACAACTAGGGCAGCGTTAATCGCTGCAAATGTTGGTGTTACTTCCGCTAACTTCACAGCGTTATGAGTTTACATCAAGAGAGAACTCATCCAGAATTTGTAGAAGGATGTTTTGGTTGCAAGATTGGCACCCTTGAGTTAGCCCCAGGAGATGCTAGAAAACAGATAGCCCAAAAAAAATGGGATGGAGAATTGGCTGCCTATCGTGCTGCAAGAGCAGAAGGTATCCAACCAGGAGGGACAACTTGGCGCCAGATTAATGCGGCGAGGGAAGCCTCTGAAAAGTTAAACAAGCCATACAATGCAGACACTATGCCAGCGGCTCAAAAGATTGACCAACGGGTAGCCAATACAATGCGAGAGGTAGGAATGTAATGCCAAAAGTAGGAAAGAAAGAGTTCCCATACACAGCCAAGGGAATGGCTATGGCAAAGAAAGAAGCCAAAAAGTCAGGCAAGAAAATGAATAACATGAAGAAAATGACCATGAAGAAAATGGGCAAGAAGAAGTAACATGGATAAAATGTATGATGTACCCAAAAAGAAGTCTAAAAATTTAGACCCTAAATTTGGGGTAAGCATTAATAAAAAAACAAAACCAAAAGCAAGGCCAACTGTTGTTTCAAGAATAAAAGTTAAGCCTACTCCCCTTAAGAAAAAACTTACAGGCAAAGATGCTATCAAGGAGTTTCAGAAACAGATATCTCCTAAAGGTATGGCTAAGACTAAAGCAGAACAAACTGCGGCATTAGACGCACTAATGAAGAAGCGCTATGGAAAGAAGAAGTAATGAAAGCCAAAAAGGGAATGGGCTTCAAAGCAGCGCAGAAACAAATTGCGAAAAAACAAGGTATCTCACAGGAGCGTGCTGGAGCAATCTTGGCTGCAGGTGCGAGGAAAGCCAGCAAGTCAGCAAAGAAAAAAAATCCAAACTTATTAAAAGTAAAGGGTAAGAAAAAGTAATGTCATCTGGCCAATACAAACGACACGATGGATTTAATCCAATACAGATTAAAAACGGATTTGTTGTGCGTATTGGCAAGAATGGCATAGTCAGACAAGTACTAGG